CAGCCATAAGGCAAAGATAATAAAAACAAAAAAAGGCCCACGAGGGGCCTTCTTCTGTCACGCTAAGAGATCTTATGCGTCGAGTGTAAAGTCTGGGAGAGCCGCAGCTACCGCTGAGTCTACGATCGTGTCGAGGTTAGTCTCACCAGCAGAGTTATTGTACTGGATGTTGAGGTTGTGGTTGTACACACCGTTATTCTCTACTGCTTTCATAGCGATGTAGATGTTAGACCCTTGTACGCTCACTGAGAGTACAGATACTGTTGGGTTGAGGAGGGTGAATCCACCGTTCTCAAACTCTTTTTCTCCTGTGAAACTCCAGGACTTAGATTCAAATGCAAATGCCATAATTAAAAAGTTTAGCGCAAAGATAATTAAATAAATCTATTCTTTAATGCGTTGTAGTTTTGAGTTACTTCGGAGGCAGAAAGTACTCTGTTATAAATCTTTGCGGAAGACACCTTTCCGTCAAGCCAACGAAAATTACTAGAATCATCCCCTATCTCGAAGCCGCTGGTGGTTTTTAATGTGAAAGGCGTAGAAGCGTGTGACACTGTGTCTGTCAGCACGTTATTTACATATAGTTTAATTTCTGAAGCGCTGTCAAATGTTGCCACCACATGATTCCAATCGTTATTGTTTGCGTTGTCATTTGACTCAGAGGTAATTGTGTTTTGACTGGATGTATTTTGCACAACAAATCTAAAGTTTGCGGTAACTCCAACGTCCCACCAAATCAAAAAGGACCTAGAGGTTGAACCACCCCACTGCCCTATAACCGTACCGTCTGATGGATCATTATCAATATAAACCCAAACGTCTAACGTAAAATTAGAAAGACCTGACGTAGAAAATTCAGTAAAGCTTACAGTATCGTCAGTTCCGTCAAATACAATACTTCCCCCATTAGCAGAGTCTGTAGTGGGGGTTGCAGAAAATGTCCCATCATTACCCCCAACCAAATCAGACCAAGTAGTCCCCGTCCCTGGATAGCTATTATCGTTAGCTGCATCCACGTAGAACACCAACCCATCCGTCACTATGCTTTTACCGTAGCTGTAGCTCATACGAATCTGTTTTTAAGGGCGTTGTAGTTTTGGAGGATTTCGTCTTCAGTAAGCGCCCTGTTGTAAATAGAAAGATTAGAAAATGTTCCGTTATCATAATTACCTCCACTCCACCCTCCTATTGTAAATGCCGTAGCAGCTCCTATAGTTCTAGCGCCTCCCAATCCTTGATGCCAAAGCGACCCATTTAAATAAATTCTCATTCTATTGGTAGAAGACAAGGTGCAATCTTTCCAGAAAACCCAATAATTCCATCCTCTGTGTACATTAGAGGACTCTTTAAATATTCTGTCATAGGTATTGCCTCCATTATTTCCACAGTCCCAATAAATATTTCCATTATTCCAGGGTAGGTGAGCGCTGAATTCTCGATGATTACTATCACTACTGTGTTCCGACCTAAAAGTAAAACTTTGATTATTTACTGTTGGGTGTCCGTTATACCACAAACAGACGGAAATGGCATTAGTTACAGGCGACGCAGCTCCAGGGAAGGTACACATATCATCTACCCCATCAAACACAATACTACCTCCATTAGTAGAGCCTGTGGTGGGGGTCGCAGAAAATGTACCATCATTACCTCCCACTAAATCACTCCACGTACCGCCACTACCAGGATACGATTTACTGTTCCCTGCGTCTACATAGAATACTAACCCATCAGTTACGATAGGTGCGTTATTTGCAAACCCACCCATTTAGATCTCTGCGTCAGGGTCAGTCCATTCAGTCCCAGCGAGCAACGCAAGAATCTCTGCGTGAGAGTACTCTTGTGACTTTGTTGCAAGAGCAACTACCGAAGGTGGTTGGTCCCCTTCATATTTCACAAAGCTCTGCGTGTTAGCTAAGTTCTTTCTCAGCGTATCTGCCGATGTTTCCATGACCTCTGAGAAGTCGATTGTGTCCACCTCTGTGAGGTCGAACACTACGTAATGTCTGTTTTCGAAATGCATTATAATCCGTGTTTTGTTTTACTTGCGTTGTAGTTTTGGAGAACCTGTGCAGCAGTCAGTTCTGCGTCGTACATAAGGCATTCACCTATCAAGCCGTCATAATAATAAAGCTGGTTGTCATCTGCTCCCTGACCAAAAGTTGAGAAAGAATAATCTACTACGGAACTGCCACTTCCTGTATTGATGATTAACGAAGTGGTCTGCGCTACCCCATTGATGTATATGGTTCCACCTGCCTCTGTCCTGCTTCCATCATGAGTAAAAGTAGCTTGCGCTGGATTTGCTGTCAAACCGCTAGCCCTCCAGTATTGAACATGACTGTTATTGTGACGTGCCGCAGCCGTTATACTGTAGTTAGAGTTTGTAGTGCTGTAACTTATGTACAAACCAACAAATGTGTAATCGTTAAATCGCTCAAAAGACCCAAAAAGACACTGCGTTCCATTTTTTGAATCGTGGTCATAGAATGCTGACCAAGTGTAAGAATCAGACAAGTCAACAGGAACCATAGTGCTGGGAGTTGAATCTACAGTACCTGTGTAGTCGTTCGTTCCATCAAATGCAACCCACACGCTACCGCCCGTTGGTTGTGCTACGCCATTGCGATATGTTAAGTTGTAAGCCCCTGAACCTTGGTCAACAAGTTGTGTAGATGTTGCTCCACCAGACAAAGAAGCATCATAGTGGTGAATGAGACTTGAAGTGACTATACCAGACCCAGACGGTGCATCTTGCCCAGCAACTTTTGCAATGTCTGCCTTTGCCACATCGCTTATCTTGGATAAATCAGCCCAAGAAGTTCCCGTTACCTTATCAATAGCCATTACGAGAGCTCTATCCAGTCGTTAGAAGGATTAAACCAAATCTGCCCGTTTGTGCCGTCTAAACAGTAGCCAACTACACGCACAACGTCTCCCGTTGTGTATGCAGACACATCGCTTGTTACGTGTCCAGCCGTAGTGCTTACGTACAGCTCGTCACCCGTAGCTTCTGTACCGTCGATAGCTCCAGCAGCCATAGTGAATGTACCCTTCAGCAGCATTCCGTTCGTGTCTGAAGCTGTCCCCAGCGCAATAGCGAGGAGCACACTCCCTGAGCTAGAGACTGCATCTGCGTCTGCTTGAGCCCAGTTACCTGAAGAGTTAAAGTAGTAGAGATCGCCTTGAGTCATACCCGTAGTAGCACCGAAATATACTACATCCCCTTGGTAAGAGAAGTCTGTATTCGATGGTTTTTCGTACTTGACCTCTTTGAACTTGTCGATAGTAACCCCGTCAGAGTCGTCTACAGTAAGCTTAGGTAATCCAGACACATCGTTTACACTGAAGATAGTTCCAGTAGTCCCTGTATCTACTTGGAAGAGGTCGTGTGTACCATCGTGAATAGTAAACGTGTCTGCCGTTCCTGTAGGATCAAGTTCAATTTCAAGATTGTACCCGTTCGTGTCAATTAATCGGTCACCCGCTAATGTTTGATCGGCAGATGCCAAAGGCGTACCACCGCCTGGAGATGGTGTAGCGAAGATTAAGTCTCCGTTAGCATCAACTTCAAGCACTTGACCAAGCGTACCTGTAGCGGTTGGGAAAGCGTAACCAGTGGATGACGGGTCGTTTACTTGCAGCGTACCGTTTACTCTCAGGATATCATTATCGAACTCACCGTAAATCAGTGGGGTGGTGGAGTTGCTGTTCTCTATGTAGAGCTTGTTGGATTCTGTGGTAAGGGTGTTTCCAGCCGTATATCCGATTAGAACATTGCTGCTACCAGTAGTTAAAGATGAGCCAGCAGAATACCCTATAAAAACATTGTTAGATTTATTTCCATACCCCGCACCTGCAAGTTCACCAATGGCGACGTTTTGAGTAAGTTGTCCAGTTCCCCCAAGAGCTTTTCTGCCAACAGCGACATTTCCTGTGCCACCTCCAGTAGTAAGGTTTAACGCTTGGAAGCCAATAGCTGTATTATTATTTCCAGATGTACCCGCTCCAGCCATATGCCCTACAAACGTAGAGTATGAAGCCCCTCCTTTACCAGCAGCAGAACCAATAGCTACTAGCCCAAAAAGATTAGTATGTCCCCGTCCTGCTTGATAACCAAGTAGCGTGTTGTAAGATGCCGTTGTTATAGAGTCTCCTGCCTGATAACCAATTGCTGTATTTTGTTCCCCAGTAGTCAGCGCAGTTAATGCTTGATATCCAACAGCAGTAGAGCCATCAGCAGTGGTGCCCGTAGCATTTACAGAACTCAATGCTTGATAACCTAAAGAAGTAGTGTAGGCTGATACAGTCATAGCATCAGAGGCTTGATAACCTACTGCTGTGTTACCAGCACCTGTAGTTAAAGCTGTTAATGCTTGATGTCCTATTGCTACTGTGTCGTTTACAAGCTGAACTCCATCACTCTTACCCGCCTCATACCCTACGAACACACTGTTATTGCCCCCGCTGTGACCAGCTTGATACCCAAAAAAGGCTGAGTTAGTGTAAGATGAAGGGCTGTTCGCTCCCGTGTTACCTCCGACCGAAGTCGTGTAGACACCTCCGTTATAGTTAGAATTGGAGCCAACTCCTATAGAATAAGTCTTAACGTATGATGCAGCACCGCTGTTTGAACTTTCACCAACAGCAATTTGATTGCTTGAATTCGAGCCCCTATATCCTGCGTTGGAGCCAATCGCTACACTGTCGGTGCCACTATTAAACCTTCCAGCACCGTCTCCAATAACTACGCCCGCACTGGCTAAACTAGTTCCAGTAGATTTTCCTATGTGGATACCGTTGTTGGTAACCATCTTCAAGGAGTGAGTGCTACCTCCGAAATATAAATACGCTGAGGATTGTATATTGCCCACAACGTCCAACGGCTGAGCAGGGGTAGTAGTCCCAATACCTACGTTTCCGCCTGATTTTACTATTAGCCGAGTTTGTGCAGCCGCTCCGTCTTCAAACAAGCCAAAACCGCTACTGTTTTCGCCAAATGCCCAGGTGATACCAGAATTATCGTACCAGTTAACACCAGACCAGTCGCTAGCTGAAGACCTAACAAGTCTTATTCCGTTGCCACCAGCAGTACCTGAGTTTCGAAATATTACATGGCCGTTTGCGCCACCGTCAATATCTAACTTCGCTTGAGGGGTAGTAGTCCCCACTCCTACATTTCCTGTAGTGTAGTAGATGTCGCTACCAGAGGTTGTCCAAGGGGAACTTCCACCACCAGTAGTAAACGAAAGCGTACCTGATCCGTTAGTGGTAAGTACCTGTCCGCTTGAACCGTCTGTAGTAGGGAAGCTGTACTCCCCAAAAAAGTTGATTGCCGTAGCTGGGTCTATTGTAATGGTGCCTGATGTTCCAGTTGACCCTATTGTCTTATCACCCACAAAATAAAGACCACCATCTACATTGAGACCACTACCTACATTGAGACCACCGACTTCTAATAAAACGAGTTCGTCAGAAGTTTTTAACGAACCGTCAGTGTCCCCCACGAAAACAATACGACCTGGCTTCTGCGTAAAGTCAGATGCCGTGACTCCCGACAAGCTTGTGATCTTGTCAGTGGACTTGATGATACCGTCAGGGTTTGTAGCCCCTATATAGTTGTTTAAAGCCGTTACTGTAGACGGACCGTCGGTTCCCCATGCGTTTCCATCTTTATCTACAATCAGGTCATAACTAATTTCATTAACAATCCTTTTGTTGTTTGTGTTCTTTACGATTGTTACATCATCACCTCTGTTTGAAGCTGTTAGCGATCCTGGCTGATAAGCCCTATCGCTGATGTAGACGGAATTGTTTCCGTTAAAAATTCTAATCTTTCCCATGGCTGTTATACTGACCCAGTAACCTTAAGTTTTAAGTTGTTGAACCTTTGTTGCACAAGTCCAAACTCATCCTCTGCAAAAGCAGCATAAAACTTCAAAGTCACGGCTTTTGGCCTTTCTGTATTACCGCTGTCCTTTTTGAAGGCGTCGCCAAAAAAAATCGGTCCGTCTTGCGTCATAAGAAGGTTAAGATTCTCTGGTGCTGACGGGTAATCTACTATCATTTTAACATCAGTTTCGTTTGAGGCTGTAGGGTAATCTCTGGTTATCTCAACGTAAACGGCAAAAGAAACAGGATTCGTCGTAATGCCGATATTGTGGTATATAGAAGACGGTTCTTTAATCTCAATGACTGCGTTTTCAAACCACTCCCCAAACTCAGTGCTATTGCTAGTGTACAGCTTTATACTATCTGAAGCAGTGTTTACCTGCCAGGTATATGGAGCAATAGAAGTCGTAACGCTAGGAGTGTTAAACTCATACTGCTGCATATCCTGCTGGGCGCTGTTGGTTACAATACTGGTCTGAGTATTGTAGTTTTCAAATGTGAAGTTGGAGTCAAAAATAGAAAAGGTAGCGGCATTGTTATTAGTAAACTCAATCTGAGTATTTCCATCAGAGGGAGACGCACCTACGTTACTTAAAAATATAAGCAAGTCATTGGTGCTAACGATGCCGTCATTATCAAAGTCTCCAGCCACGGAGCCGTTTTGAGGCATGCCAGCTGTAGCGGCTACGGCAGCGTTCATAAACGCAGTGAAAGCGTCAGTAGGAACAAAGTTTCCATTTGCATCTCTAATCAGAATGTCATCCTCAGAAGCGCCAGTCAAGTCAACATCGCTCAACCCGTTTAAATCAAGGGCTGCTGGCTCTAACTGAATAGTTCCTGAACCCTGATCATACGTTAGAACGTGATTATCTTTTCCTGATAGGCTCTGGTCTGCGTCGAACTCGAAGTTACCAAGCGATACATTTCCCGTGCCGTGCGGCTGAATAGTAATACCCTGATTGCTGGATGTAGTTACTATGCTGTGTGTTGATACATCAAGGTTAGCACTAAGTGTAGGAGCAAGATCATTAGAAAGCTGCGTTTCCTGGGCTTGAGGTTCCCACTCACCGTTATTCCACACAAGCGCGTATCCATCCACAGGGCTAATGGTAACCGTATCTACGTCAGACAGGTCGTTTAAACCAACATTAGAAAGGACCGATTGGGCAACAAATTTACCAGTTAAGTCGTTCCAAATGAGTGCTTCCCCCTCCCCTATGCTTTCTAAGTCTTCATCAATCTCAGAAAGGTCAAAAATAGATTGGGCGGAAAAATTTCTAAACTCCATCTCCCCAAATTCAGGGTTATTTGGGTCAGCTATGTCCTTTACTACCAGTGCCTTATTCCGAAGGTCAAAATTGGGCGCTACTTTGGGAAACTTGTACCCGTTTGGTCCGCCGATCCTTACGAAGTCTATAGTCTCGTTTTCTTCGTCTGAGTTTTTTACTTCAAAAACTACGTTGTTATTTTGGTCTTTAACAACAACATCCCCCTTCTTATTGATCTTAAAAAGCTCGTTGTCTGAGCTCCCTATAACAACCTCTTCAAGAGATTCATTAGCTTCTTGAGAAGACGTGACTTTAAAAATTTCGTCGCCAGACGAATCCCTAATTGTAAAATCGCCAGCCCTACCCACCTCAAAGACTGTTGTGGGGTCTCCGCTAAAAGAATTGGTGTCGATAATCTTAAAAACAGAACCTATATCTCCTTGATCTCTAGCAAGTTTAAATTCTATGTCAGACCTACCCTCAAGAGTAAGTTTGTTGCCTGAAGAGGTTCCACTTTTTAAAATTAAATCACCACCCTGAGCGACTATCTTAATGTCCCCGCTGTTTGACTGAACAGTAAGTTCGCCTGGTGTATTCTTAAGTATTTGTTGATTTCCAGCCCTGCCAAGTAGCATAGCAGGTTCTGCGTTAAACTGGGGTGATTGGGCATCATTCGAAAATATAACACCCGCCCCATTACCAAAGGTGGTAGAAGAATTATTAAAGTTTACAGAAGTGTTGTTCTGAATTGTGATCGGATCATTGGGCCCACCATTAAAGGTTACTGGTCCATCAAAGGTTTTTGTGCCAGCAACGCTTTGATTGCCCGTGGTCCTTACAACAGTGTTATCAACAGAAAGTGTAACATCTCCAGAAGAAGCTCCTCCACTTAATCCATCATCAGTAATTATTGATTGGTCGGCAGTAGCCCCAGCCTCAATGCCAGCCAGCTTTGTACGTTCGTCAGTGGTTATCTGATTTCTTGATACAGTGACGTTATTCTGCACCTCTGGCACAGTGACTACAGTCGTAGCGCCACCAGTCGATATGGTAATGTTTGTTGCCATTATACGCTTACGTCTTCGTTAACTTTAAACGTTCCGTAAATTAAAGTAGTCACTTTGTTTGACTCGCTTACATCAGTCATCTCAATATCGTAAACATAAATACCTGAAGATACGGTAGCCATAGTCGCGGCATCTGCAAAAAACTTGACGGTTCCAGTAGTGTCGGCGTTGCTGTCCATAACGACATCAATTTGCTTTGGACCCGTTCCGTCATCCTCAGTGCTCAATATAATTCCGTCATTATTGTCACCTCCAGTCCCGTAAGCTGTGTCTTCATAGTCAGCGGTGCGGACCTCCATCTTGAACGAATCGTCTTCATTGGGTCCTGTTCCACCTCCAGTACCATCTTCGCCTAGACTTATAATAGAGTTGCCAGCAGAGTCCTTTAGCGTAAGCTGAAGCTCAAAGGTGTCACCTCTTTTACAAATAATGTCTACCCTCTGGGAAGTATCTAAGTTTATTGTTTGCGCCATCTTAACCTAGTAATTCTGATGTTATTTTAGCTGCGTCAGAAGATTCTGGGAGTTCGCCTCGATCTCCTTGTCTTTGAGAGATAAGCTTGCTTTGCTCAGCAGACTGCTTCTTAACTCTATCGTCTTTTCTGTCTTCTTTAAGTACTTCGAGCTTCTCTTTGAACTCTTGTTCCTCGGTTCTGAATCCGAGCGTAGCCTGAGCCTTGATGAGCTCGATTTCTTTTCTGAACTGATGCTTGACTTGCTCCAGCTGTGATTCAAGCTGAGTCTTAAGCTGCATCTCTTGCGCTTTAAGCTGTGCCTCCATCTGCATCTCTTGCATCTTGGCTTGAGAGGTAGCCTGAGCTGAAGCCTGCTGAATTTGTGCTTGCTGTTGAGAGTTCTGCATGGCGATCTGCTGCTGAGCCTTAACGCGCTTCTTTCTTCTAACGATGAGGAGACGCTCAGCCTGGTCTACGTCTCTCAGCTGTCTAATTCCAATTGCGTCTTCGATATCAATCTCTCCTCTGCTCAAAGCAACCTGGATGTTCTGTTCTAGGTACTGCCTGTCTTTGTCGTCCATGTCTCTTTGAACGTGTACACCGAAGTTGTACATAGGTAGATCCCTGAATGAGCTAATGACCCCCATATTAGTGTTGCCCACAGCTTTCTCGTAAACCCTGTAAAGAACAGAGTCTGGAGACAGCACTTGCAAACACTTGACGATATCATCAACCACCTTCTTGAAGAGAATCATAGAAGAGTGAGTAATATCGTAGATGGCATTGTTGCCTGCGGCGATAGCTTGCTGCTGAACACCCACGAGTGTATCCCCTTTCGGAGTAGTGCCGTCCATCATCTCGTTTATTCCCGTGGCATCACGAATCATTCGGAGATAGTGATTATAGAGGGCGATCAGCTCGTTGATGTTTCGGATGGTATTCTCAAGCGGACGAACTGGAGGGTTCTGGAATCCGCCCTCTGGGTTCTTGCTTCTATAGTAGAAGACACCAGTCTGTTCGTAGATATCCTGGATCTCCAGCGGCTGAAGCTCTCCTCCTCTTCCAAGCTGGACATTCTCCAATCCTTCGATGTCTACGATAAGACCGTCAGGCTTAGCCTTGGCAATGGCCTGCTGCAACTTCAGGTGCGTAAGCTGAAGCAAGTCGGCAAAGCCGATTACGCCTCCGACCAAAGACTTAGGAACGCTATCTCTGAGATTGGTTGCAACCACAGAGTAAGACATACGAGCCTTCGTAAGGTCGTAAATGTTTTTAGGGACGTTGGTCTTTAGCCCGTAGTTGAAAATCTTGTCAGACCCGATAACGTACATACCTCCGTACACAGTAGCGTTTTCAAGCTTGTATGGCTTTCTGGAGAACACAGAGTTCTCTGGCTCCTTGTAAGAGTTACCCTTGTAGTAAAAGCCTACGTTTCCGTACTGACTCTCTTTCTCTTCGTAGTACATACAATCAACGGAGATGAACTCAAAGTCCATGACTTCGATTGTGAACTCTTCGTATCCGCTAGTGTGAGGACCACGGGGGTTGTACTCGCGAGAGAAGTGGCTGTCGTTATTGAACTTGCCTTTGTAGTTCTTTGCAATTTCTTCGTACTCCTCTGGAGTGAACTGGTCTTGCGCAATGCGCTTCAGCTCCTGAATAGACATACGCTTTACGCTACCAGCGTAGACGATATCTTCAAACGACGGGTCTTCTGTATGGCTATGAATAAATGTAGCTGGATCTACATACTCCTCTTTGATGCCGTAGTTAGGGTCATTGTTTCGCTTCACTACTGCGAGACCGCAAGAAACCAAGTCGTTTACGCATCTACGATAAATAGAATCGTTGAAGTTGTTCCAAGAGAGGGTCATGTTGGTGGCAATCTGAGCTGCCACCTCAGCATCAGTCTTCACGTTAGAATCAATGAAGATCTCCGCTTCCTCAAGCGTATCTGGGATTTCTTTTGCAGAGGTTTCCGTTCTTACTCCAGAAGCCTCCATCTGCTCGAAGAACTGCTTGTTCTCCACTTGCATCCTAATCTTTCTCTTTTTAGCGTCTTTCTCGTTGCTTGAGAGTGGGTCGATTGCCTGAAGATTGGGATATGGGTCCTTCGATAGAATTTTGTTTACTACGATCTTAACGAACTTAGGGATAATTGGAACAGGGCTCCAGTCAAGGTTCAAGAGGGTGCCGTCGCCATTGTTGGGGTCTAGGCTGTTCAAGAGCTGCTTGTAGATAGCAGTGTCTTGCGTCCCGTTTGCGTAGTCTCTGTTTTTTTGGAAGTCGTTATAACGCTTTCTATATACGCTCTTCGCGTCGTCTGATCTCCCCCACTGATTCTGGATAGCTCGTGCATACTGAAGACCGTACTCTCTAGAAGCCTTTTCTTCTGGCGTAGCAAGAGGGTTTGGAAAAGCGCTAGATTTTTTCTTACCTTTGAGTGTGTTGTGCATCTGCTATTGGCCTTGTAGATGCAAATATAGGCAAATAAACCTAGGGGGGTTTAGGCGTTAGGAGTGTAGTACCTAAAGAACTTCTTCTCGTTAAAATTAACCTTCATTTCTTTCTTCTTTGCTTTTTGAGCTCCAAGGAGCGCCAGGCCAGAACTGATGGTCAAGTCAAACTTAGTTCTCTTCTCAATCTTGTAGCCGATCCAATCCTCTAGGGTCCTGTTGAATAGCATTTGCCCCATCTCTCCAGATTCTGCTCTCACACCTACGTGATCGTGTATATAAGCTTCGATAGCTTGAGCATGAGACTGAATCACATCCTGAGAGTTCGAGGGGATACCCTTAGTTCGGACGTTACTTGAAGAATTAGGATTCTTGAGGTGTTCTGGGCGATCCATTAAGTAACCGTCGTAACCCCTTGATTCAAAGTACCTTGCAATCCCGTACTTGTTGTTCTCTATAAGCAGCGGATACCCGTAGAAAAACGCACACATCAACACGTCTTCATAAAAGATGCTAGCCAGATCTGGACGCGAAGCATACTCCACTACGAACATGTTGGCTGGTGCATCCATGCTAAACTTATTGTACATATGTAGCGCACCCTTCGAACCCCTTCCGTCTACTGTGGCATCAAGGTCATAGGAGTCAACCCCTCCAACGCCGATATGCGCGTTAGGAGCTATGCGTTTCCCCCGTTCGTCAGCCTTCTTGTTTCTCAGGTGGTCTGGCGGTAACCAAGCCACACGGAACCTGCCGTTTGGATCTGGGGAAAAAGCCACCTCTTCGTCTTTCTTTCTCCAGATGAAGTTGCCCTGCACCACGGGGTTAGGGTACAGGTTATCG